GCCAGCGCCCGCGCCAGCCATTGCAGCGGTGCCACCAGCACGTTGGCCGATGTTTGCTGAATTGCCTGTGTTGACCCCAGCGGCAAGGTTGCTGATGCCAGATGTGCGCAGCACCAAGTTAGTCACGCCAACCATCGCTGCTTCAATATTCTTGAGCGAATTGAGCATCTGCGATGAATAGCGCATCGTGCTGGCGTTGATGTCAACCAGCCGCTCCATGCTGCCGATAATGCTTTCTGACTTCGCTTCGCTGTCACCAAAGACTGTGCCTGTCCCGGTGTTTGTAACTGGCGCAGCAGATTTGCCACCGCCCATGACAGCAAAGCCAAGACCAGCCATCAGTGCAGCCATAGCGGCAATCCGCGCCCATGCAGTGAACGGGTCGCCCTTGCCTTGGTTGGCGATGGCAGCAGCAGCGTTAGCAGCGCCGACAGACGTTGCAGCAGCCACCTCAACAGCAGCCCCGGCGGTTGCCGCAGTTGCAGATGCGCCATAGCCAGCAACCTTGATTGCCATTTCTTTGAGCGCCAGAGCGATGCTGACAGCCCGATAGGCAGTCTCAGCCGCTTGCAGCACCTTATAGCCGCTTGAGCCTTCCTTAAAGAAGCCCTTAGCCGAGCCAAGAAGGTTAGCATAATTGTTAACCATCAGGCGCTGGTTTTTGTTTTCGATGGCCGCCAGCTTGTTGCTATCGGTGCCAGCCGCCTTGATTGCGGCCTGATATTTCTTTTGCCCTTCCAGCACATCATCAAGGCCGCCAACAATGCCGCCAAGGGCCTTGCCAAAGTTGCCAAACAAGCTGTCAAAGTTGATGTCGAGGGTTAGCTTATCCCAATCCTCTAATGTTTTCTTCGTGTCCTCTGCCGCCTTCTTGATGCCATCAATCTCACCATTCAGCCTGATGATGTTATCAATCTCGCTCTGGGTCGCGCCTTGGCGGGCCAGTTGGACGCGCAGCCGAGCCTGCTCAAGCGACAATCCTTCACGAATTAGGCCAAGTTCAGTCTGTAAGTCACTGACTTGATTGCCAAATGTTTCGCGCTTCTTAATCTCTTCGCGTTTCAATTCCTCTGCCGCGAGGTCTTTGGTCAGTTGGACAATCTCTGCAATCTGCGCAGAGTTAGCACCCTGACGGGCAAGCTGGACACGCAGACGGGCCTCATCGGCAGCAGTGCCAGCTTGGACAAGGGCAAGTTCGCGCTCCATGTCAGTAATCATCTCACGCACAGCCTTTTGCTGGCGCTCATATTCGCTGATTTGTGGCTTTTTGCGCTGCTCACGCTCTAGCTGCTTGGCAGTCTCAATCTCAGTTTCTTTGGTTTTGTTGAGATTAACCAACTGCTGCAAATATTGGTCGCGGTTGAGTTTGCCAGCCATGAAACTTTGACGCAGCGCATTTTCAGCCTTGTCATAGCGCAAGGTTGCAGCAGCCGATGCGTCAGTCGCGGCGGCGGCTTGGCGGCGGATAAGTGGCACATCAGCAGCCTTAAGCAGATTTTGAGCCTTTGCTGCGCCTGTTTCCAGTTCGCCAAGTAAGGCCCTCGCCGAGCCAACCTGTGCAGCATATGCGGATTTGAGTTCCAACCCTGCCTTCGAGGTGATGCCTTGGCCTTGAAAACGAGCCATCGCTAATTGCAGTTCGGTTTTAGCAAGTTCGCGGTTGGCAATTGCTTGATTTAAGATTGCAACCGCATTGGCCCGCGCCTGCACCTCAGTCTGATAGCTGGTGGCGTTTGCCTTGTTCTGCGCAGCGTTAAGCTGATTGATAGCGCCAATCAGTTCGCGGGCGGACATCCCTTGGATGTTCAAGGCATCAGCAAGGTCTAGGGTGCCTTGTTCTGCTTTCTTGGTGTTGGTGAACAACATCCCCAAAATCATGCCAGCGCCCATGATGACAGAACCCCACGGGCCTGCAAGGAAGCCCAGAAGGCCACCGGCACTGCCGCGCATCATGCTCAATGCTTGCACAACTTGACCACCCTGCTGGGCGAAAATCATCATCGGGCTGGTGCCAAGGGCAAATTGCTGGGCAACGTCACCAATCTGGAAGCTGAGTTGCTGCATCCCGGCCCGCTGCTGACCAGCAGATGCCACAACGCCACCGCTTGCAGCGTTAAAGCCTTGGGCAGAGCGCATGGCCCGCAGATATTCTGCGCCTGTCTCGCGGATTTGGTTGCGCAATTGCGCAGTCGGGGCCGCAGCCGCCGCCGTTGCAATCTCCAATTTCTTGAGTTCGACTGCCGACATCCCCAGACGTTTGGTCTGGTCGGCAAGCTGCGCCACATAGGTTGCAGCAGCGCGGTAAGATTGGTCAGTCGATTTGATTGCGTTGTTTAGTTCGCGCTGGGCGGCTGTTGCAATGCGAACAGTTGAACCAAACTTGCCAATTGCGCCTTCTGACCGGGCAGCCGCAGAGGACATTCCACCGAGGTCAGTTGTGGCGTTTTTAACATCGCGGCTGTCTACAGCTATTTTGAGGGAAGCTAAATCAGCCACAGTCGCCCCGCTAAGTGATTTGGATGTCCGCTATTATCGCGGAAAACCCCTCACAAAGCAAGGCGACATTATTTAGCTTTGACCCTGTTCAACTTATCAGCCCAACTGCCCATTGCATCGGCAATTTTAGCCCGTTGCTCGTCGCTTAGTTGCACTTTTGCAACATAAGGTGCGGGGCAATCATGCTTGCTTGCCTCAAAAAGCATCGCCGCATAATCTCGGCTCAATGTCCTGATAATTTTGCATTCCCAAGGTGACAGGCGCACCCTTTGGTTTTGCTGCCAAGCTATCAGGTCAATTTCATCAATGCTGATTTGCCCGCCCATCCCGGCAGGCTTTGTAGGGCCAATTTCGAACAGTATTTCAATGAGATAGCCAGCAGAGCCGACATCAGGCATCGGCGCATTCTGTCTAGTTTCTCGGCGCGGCCTCTTCGCCTTTTCCGGCACAGTGTTCAACCATGCCGTTTGCTTGGCAAAGAGGCTCAACGCCTCGTAAGTCTCAGCGAAAAAAGTTTGCCCGGCTGTTCACAAATTCCTGTGCCTGCTCCCTAATCCAAGCCCATTCAGTGTAGACTGTGCGGACATTCTCAGGGGTGCATTCCAGTTCTTTGCCATCCAGCTTAAAGCCAGACCATGCGACTGTCAGCTTCACAAGGTCATCAAGGCTTTCTTCGGCAAGGCGCTCTGCATCAAGGTCAACAGCTTTCTTGCCCTTTGAGATACGGGCCAAAGCTGCCTGTTGCTTAGTAAGCTGCATCTTGCGGTAAATTGCGCTGTCCTGCCCTAGCAGGGTGATGCTCATGCCCTTGATGACTTCTTCAGTCTCAGGGTGGCGCAAGTCGAGGGTCGCACCCTCATCAGCCTTTACAGGCTTCAGTTTATTCAAGTCCATGAAAACTATCCTTTCAAGCTATCCGGCAATTGGTCTTGGGTGGACGGGCCGGATAGTGAACCGCCCACCCAAGCTGGTTAGCCTTATGCGGCAACCTTTACAACGCTGTTGTCAATTTCCAGCGTAACTTCTGCCATCGTGATGGCATCGGCGTTGCCGACATTCACCTTGTAGGACATGACCTGACCTGTGAAATACTGCGTTTCGCCATTAACGAGAACAACCTTCACCGAAACCTGTGCATCGGTGCCAGCAGCAGCTTCGGCGGCATCCTGCAAGACAGTCTGGCCCGTGTCAGCGTCAGACACAGCCATTGTCAGAGCAACCGAGCCATAGTTCAGCGAACCACGGCGCTTGGCAACAATGCCAGTTTTCAGTGGGGTGTGCGTGGCAAGAGCAGCTTCTGCACCGAAAGCGGGCAGTTCGGCCAATTCGCCAACCAAAGACCAAGTGAGGGCTTCGAAGCCAGCTTCGTTATACGTTGCGGGCGCGTTAGCGGAAACCGAAACGCCAGTGCCAACCGAGGAAACAACATCAGACATTTTAATAACTCCTGTTCATGAACAGCCAAAAGGCTTAGTTCATTTATCACAAGCCCAAATCCATGTCTAATTTAGCGCAGGCGGCGGGTAACTTCGTCAATTGTTAGACGGGCCATGCCTTTTGGTGCCTGCCGCGAAAACCCGCCAATCGTCTTTGGCCCATCAGAATAAAGGCCATATTCGAGCGAAGCGATATAAGGCAGATTGTTGGTAATCCAAAAGACATTGCCGGGCGCTTGGCTCACCGCATCTTGGCTGGCTGAAATGGTTTGTTCGCCACCTTTGTCCAAGGTTTCAAGCTGGGTCATAGTTGGTGCGCCAATGCTTGCCTGCCAGTTAGCGCGGGCGCGTCCCGTATCAACCGGGGTTTTCATAACAATGCCAGTTAGCAAGTCCAAGCAGATGACGCGCACCTTGGCATCAGCATTCTTGGTTGTCTTGTCGATGAATTTGCTGATGTCGAGGCTTAGGCTCATGCGAATGCCCGATATGTGACCGAGACAGGGATTGCCCACCTGTCACCGCTTGTGAAGGCTGGGCCTTGCGATGTGCGCAGCACAATAACTTTCACGCCATCATAGGTTAGCTGGGAAGCCTTGGGGAAGGCATCAGCCACATCCTTAGCCACAGCGATGCCAGCACCCTTAGTGCCGCCAAGAGGCGCATAGACTGTCACCTGATAGATGCCGCCGAATTCGTCGCTAGATGTCCCAGCAACGCCCACAGACAGCGTAGGGCCGGGCAACAGGGCTTCTGCAACGTAAACAACGCCAGCAGTGGGCGTGAATGGCGCATTTTCCCATTGGGTCGGCAAATTCAA